TTAAAATTTGACTTACAGCCGCATTAACTTCAGCGGCTAACTTTGCGATGTATTCGTCATCGCGTTTAACGCGCACAAGAACGTGCCGCATTTTTGGGTGGTAGGCAAAAAAGTCCCACCAATCACGCTGAGTAATCCACATACAACCTTGGATTTGTTGCCAGTATTTCTTAACACCGACTTGCTCGTCTGCCAGATAGCTAACCATCGTTTTAGGCGCAGGACATTTAATTTCTAAACCGCCATCACCATTAATTAACCCATCAGGTGAACAGCCAAACTCAAAGCTAGGGTCTAAAATAAAGCCAGTTTCTATAACCTCGTTATCGGTTATAAACTCATACGCACCTCTAGCCTCTGGCTCTAACTTAGTCCCACGCTCCATCCACTCAGTAACATGAAAGGGGGTGGATTCACCTGTAAGACGCTCTGCAATTAGTTCGTGAATATATCCACTAGCAGAAGTTGACGGCTTACCAGTTGCAGTAATCAGCTTAGAAAAGCCACTGGCAGATGGCCTACCCAATCGAGCGGCAAGCCATTCCTCAGTCCCTTGTTCGTGGTCTAGAATAATCACTTCTTAGCCTCTAACGCGGCAATCACCCTGTCGTAATTACTGGCTAAAACTTGATCAATATTTTCTACCTTAAGCCACTTTAAAAACTTAGCCTCATTTGATTTTGTTTCATCAAGTAATTTCTTGATAGCAATTATTTGATCTTCACTAACCGTTGCTTTAGCTACTGCCTCTGGTAAATCTTCACCTGCATATATGTAGTGGCCTAAGCCAAACATTGCAAAGCACTTTGTCAAACAGCGCATCTTAGATGAATTAATTGCAAACTTATCAGGGTTAGATATTGCTTTGTTTCTATGATCCATAACTGGCAACCACATATTCCTAACCATAGATTGATCTTTTTCAGTTAATAAAACACTGCACCTAATTTCTACTGTCCCAGTTTCACTGCATTTATCTTCTTCAAAGGTGTAATGTATGTCAGGATAATGTTCCATCATAATGCCGTAAGCCCAAGCCCATGACAGATAAGTAAGCTTGCCTTTTTTCTCAATATGATCTGATACATCAATAGCAGATAAAGTCTGCCAGACTTCTTTAGATAAATTCATGTTGACCTCCTACAGTCTCTTGTTTCTGGTATCGCTCACCATATCCTAGTTCGTAAGCCTCTGATTGACCCTCTAAGGCAGGGTAGCCAAGAATGCAGTCATACTCACCGCGCTCATAGTCGTTTAACTCGTTGATATTCATATTGCCTCCTACAGCAAAGCCCCCGAAGGGGCGGTTAATTTAAAGTCTTAGATATTTAATATATCCCGTAATGCGTGTTTCCAGTTGTAAACCTCTTTGCCTCGACCAACTAAAGCAAACCATGCATCACCATCAAGATTGCCCATAAAACCAGATTTGATTTCTTCTGGCGTGTATATCTCCAATATTTCCTCCAACGGATAAACATCCATACTTTTTTTCTCGGGCCATTCAATCCTGATAGAAAAATACTTAATCAAATCAGAAGTAATGGGAGCGCAAGAGTCTCTATATCCGTCTAAAAAACCTAGAACTTTAACTTTATTATCTAAATTACTCATAATTTATTACCTTGTTTTATTGATTGAGGTTACATCTTAGTCTATCTAATCTTAAATGTAAACCTTTTTGTTAATTAATTAGGCAAAAAAAACCCCACACTAGGCAGGGCTTATGTTTTATATGGTACTAGTAAGACCAAATAGCAGGGGGGAAACCCTCTTCCTCTGTGCAAACATCCAGATGGATAAACCTACCGCCACCTTTCTGCTGTACGCCTATTCTTTTTATACCATGCTTTTGTGCCACTCTAATGATTTCTAAGGCGTTTTCTCCGTTAGCTAATATATCTACCGCCTTTCCGTATGTATGCGCTCCTAGACGCTCCTTACGCGCTTCTATGGGGTGCTGTGGTGATCTGTAAGCACTAGACAGGGGAAAGCTAAAACCACACTCATGGCGTATCTCATTTAACAAAGCTAAGAAGTCAGGATCAAACCCTTCTTCTCCTGTTGCTTTGCACTTGAGTTCTTTAGGTTTGAAGTAATTCTTTTCTTCTTTCTTTTCTTCTTTCTTTTCTTTTTTCTTTGTAGTCATTTTCCGACTCCTTTTATGCGTTCTGCTGATCTCATCGTACCAAGTCCGAGCATTCCCATTAGAACTGGCATCATTACAGACGTATCAGCTTGGGGTATGTCTATTCCGAACCCTGCCGCCAGTGGCGAGACTAGGAAGTTAACCGCGAATCCAAGGACGCAGACCCATCCTGTTGCAGGTCGCCAAGAACTTTGGAACCAGTTGCCTTGGGCTTCGGCTTTGTTGAGTTCAATCTGAGCGATTGCGAGTTCCTGCGCGTGGCGTTCAGAAAGCGTTGAGAGTTCATAAGCAATCTTCTGCTTCTCGGTGGCATCAGGTATCCATTTATCAAGTAATCCAGTGACAGGGGCAATCAGTGCTTCTAACATTACGACAATCTTTCAATCAGGAACAAACCAATGATCAGAGGATACATTCCCCACACCATCATTTCTGCTTTTTTAAATCTAATAGAACCTTCATCGAGGCGTTTCTCTATAGCTTTGAACTTATCTTCGATGGCTTCCATCCTTACAGCGCATTCACGTTCATGGGCTTCGAGTTTTAATAACGCCTCTTTGACAGTAGCCATTAGTTTTCCTCGTCTACCGCTTCATCAACTTCTAGCTGTTGTGTAAGCATATTCATAAACGCTTGGCGGCCTACACTAAGTTGGTCAAGGTTAAATTGAGTGCTTGATATTTTGCGGTCAAGATCAGCAACATGATTGACCATCGCTTGTTGTTCTGGTGTCATGTCTTCGAGGGTGTATTCTACATCGTTGATCGTAATGGGGGTGGTTTTTTTCTCGCCCATGTGAATCTCCTTTTAGTTAGTGAAATTACATTCTACTTGCTTTGTCTTAATCTATCCATAGCAGTGAACTAAAACCAATACTAAAAAATAAAATTGTAAAGATTAAAGCCTTCCATTCGTCCTTGTCCTTCCAATCAAAATTACTCATTCAAAAATTACCGTCTCTTCTGGGTCTACCCACTTCGTTACACAGTAGGAAGTAATAGGCAAATATTCGTTAAATCTTATTTGCTTTGCTATCAACTCACTAAAATAAATGCATCTGTTTAGATCACGAAAGAAAGCATATTCTTCAGCAGACTCCACGTAGTTATTACTAATCGTCTGAATCATCAGAACAAATACAAGGGTCTTCACTTTATAACTCGTGTCGAGTTGTCTACCCAAGTCACCTTACAAACGCAGTCAACAGTTTCATACTTTCGTTGTGGTCTAGCTAACTCCTGACACATATAGACACAGGCGTGTTTGTTAACGTAATATCTAGTCTTGCTCTCATCAACCTCACCATTGATAAAGAAGATCAAAGCAAAGACCATTCTCATTACTTTTTCTGTTCTAGCATGATAGTTATAAGCTGTGCTAACTTCTCATCGCTCGCTTTAGCTGTCTCTTGCTGATCTGCCAATCCTTTTGCTATCTGTTGGATAGCCTGAGAATTTAAAGCTACTGCCTTACCGTTAGCGTTGGATTCTTTTATAACCTCAACCACAGCCTTTTCAACTCTTTCAACTTCTGATTTTGTAGCCTCTGCCTGAGCCATACTAGAGCCATAGGCAATCGCAACACCTAGACCAGAGATTACAAACGGCAATGCCCATGTGGGGATGGATACAGTATTCTCACTCATTGTTTAGCCTTATTCCCTAGAAACGCAAATTGCTCAAGGATTCTGTAAGCCTTAGCAACTAACGCATCGTCTTTAGGTGTGTCAGTGTAATCACAAACAACACTAGCAATAGTTACCAGTGAGGTTGCAAGTACATACGCGTCTAATAAGTAACCCATTACCAAGGCACTCCGTGACCATCTACAGGATTCTTTTGCAGTTCAATGTTAGCCGATACTGAATCAAGAATTGATTGAACTTGCTCTTCACCCATCTCTGATTGACACCAAGCTATACACTCAGCTTCAGTTACATCAGCATAAGGCGTGTAGTTGTCTGGATCAGGATCACCAAGATTCTGCGTACCATAAGAAGATGCGTGATAAGTTACAGCATCATCGCCAGAACCTACGGTCTCCTCTGCGTTTAAACGCCAGTGAAGTAGATTGATTACATTTGTGAGTCCGTCCTCTGACAGTACATATTCGCACTGAGCTATAGACCATGTGTTAGTAACTGCCATTTTTCTATTCCTCTAAGAGTTAAATTGCTGAAATAATAAATGCTAGGAGTTCACTGTATCGAACACCCATTCTTGTCTTCTCTACGCCATCCTCTGTCCACGTGTTACTGGTGAACATTCCATAGCGCCCTGCGTCTAAACCTTCAGCCTCAAATGCGGCCTGTAGGTCTTGCGCTATGATTCCAAAGTGAATACGAGCATCATCGCCCTTGTCTTGTACTGCTGATTTCCATCGGAATTTCTTGAGTAGACCTTTACAAGCCACTGCTACACGTTTTTCGGCATCAGTAAGAGACTCTATGTCTTGCTTTTCGTTGCGGTCAGATGTTTGGATAGTTCCGTTACGTGCAAAGATATCGTTAAAGCGATAGCTTGAAGCACCTAAGTCTATCTGTGCAGAATCACTTTGTGCGCCTGTGTGGTCAGTAGGATGTATTGCACCGTTGGCAAAGCGTAGACCTGAGTGGTCTGAAGTAGTTGAGTGAATACATAAGTCATTACCTATGAGGCTCAGTCCTCCTCTTGTAAACCCTGCTTTCCGTAGGTCAACAACAGTTCCGTCATCGCCTTGTCTGTTAAGGTACATAACAGTGTTCTGGCTTCTAGCAACACCAATGAAGTCTGGTGCTATTTCTACACCCTCATTTGATGTTGATGCGTATGTAGCGCCTCCAGTAGTTCCTATAAGTAGTGTGCCGCCCGATGTAAGCGTCATTCCCAACCCTAATGTGCTTCCCGCAGGGTAAAAGTTTAATGCAGAGTTATAGCCTGATATTGTTGGCTTTCCTTGAGAATATGTACCACCCCAACCAATTTCATTGCCGTTCCCAAGGTACGCATTTGTTGCGTTCATGTTGTTACTTAGGTAGAGGTCACGGAAACCGTTAGATGAATTTCCTAAAGAAACTTTACCGTTAACTTCAACGCCAGACTCATTAGTTGGAGTTATGTGACGTAGTGTATCTCCGCCTGCGCCTGCTCCTGTTAAACCTGCGCCTTGCCCAGAACGAGGGTCTAAAACTATTGTAGAAACAAGACCTGCTCTGGACTGAATACTACCTACAGGAACACCTGATTTTCTAAACTGAATGATGTCACCATCCGATGTTTGGTTGGTTTTCATCACGGTATTTCCAGTTGTAGAATGCTGAACTCTTCCATCGTTTGCCAAATTATGACCAACTACGTTGCTTCCTACAGGATTAGTATTAGTTCCTGCTACCAACAGGGAGCCGCCCGATGTCAGCGTCATTTTTGTAGAAAGACCTGCGGCACTTCCTGCGGACACTGAAGCACTGCCATACCAATTGTGTGTACCTGAATGTTGGGCGTATAAAGTTCCTAATCCTGTGGTTTTTGCAAGCCAAGATGAACCATTGAAATATAAATTAGATGCAGTAGTTACACCTGAAGTTGTGCCATAAATAGAGCCTCCAGTATTGAGGTCTAACACAGCATAATCAGTAGTCCAAGCACTAGGAGTTGTTTTAATACCCACCGACCCTGATGAGTTTATAGATAAATAAGGGGAACTGTCCCAAGATGCGCGACCTATCTTGAAAGTATCATCAGTGTTATCAACACCAAGGTAGTAATCAATTGAGCCTAAAATAGATAGCTGTAATGCAGAATCTCCACCACCTGAATTATAAATAAGGTTTTTAACCGCGCTTGAGCCAGTACCAGTTGTGCTTTGAATGTTGTTAATAGTACCGCCAGTTGTCACGCTACCTGAGAAACTGGCGTTGCCGCTGTAATCAATAAGCATTCTGTCAGCAATCGTGCCACTAATTTCTGTCTGGAATCTTAAATCACTATTAGTAGGTGAGTTTTTAGTAGCATAAATACGAGATTCTGCACCACCCTCTTCAAGTGTAAGTTTAGGAGGTGAGCCAGTTAGCCCTGAAAGATGTAGTGTCGTATTTGGAGCAGTGGTAGCTCCGACCATAAGGGAGCCATTAGTAAGATTTAAGTTACCAGACGAGTTCATTGTTAAAAGTGTTGAAGGGTTACTGCCTACAGTCCCTTGTCTAATTACAAACTGAGTTCCGCTTGATTGTGCATGAAGTAAAAAACCTGCCGAACCATCTATAATAGAATATCCACCCCCATAAGAGCCAGATGATGCATACGCAGATTCTGCCCACGCACTACCATTGGCGTTATACCCTGCCTTAGTAGCACTCACGCTACCTGAGAA